TCAGAGCCGTCGCGCGCCCAGCGCGACGGCTCTGGCCAGCATCTGTGCGATCTGCGCCTCGGATCTCAACAGCCCCTGCGCCCCGCCGTCGACCCGCATGTTGATGGTCACTCCCGCGCCGCCCGCCGCCTCGATGGTCCCGGCCCCCGCCGGACGAAACACTTCCGGCCCACGCTCCCCGACCAGATAGGCCCCGCCGCCCAGCACCGCGCCGCCATCCGCCCTTGCTCCACCAAAATGCGCGCCACCGAATACCGCCCCGACCGCCTGGGCAATCGCCTCGCCCAGCCCGCCGCCGCGTCCGCCACCTGCCGCTGCATTCACCGCCGCCAGCACCGACCGCGCCAGCTCGGCCAGGGTGATCTCCCCGTCCGCCGCCGCCCGCGCCAGCGACCGCGTCAGGCTGTCGCCGGCCCGACCGAACGCCTCCTCGATCGAGGCCGCCGCCCGCTCCGCCGGCTCCCTCAGCGCCTCCAGCGCCGCCTGCGCCTCCGCCGCCTTGCGCGGCACGGCGTCCAGGCCATTCGGTTCGAATGTATCGGTCATGAAGCCTCCTTAACTTCAGCCCTCCCCTCGAGGGGGAGGGTTGGGTGGGGTGGTGGCAGGCTGCTGGGTGGAGAACGCCGACGGGCTCGAGCTGTCATCCTTCGACGACGCCTAACGGGGCCCATCCTGAACCGCCCTGCAACCACCCCATCCCCCGCCCCTTCCCCCTCGAGGGGAAGGGGAGATCACGTCGCCTCAGTTGTCCGGCCACCGCTCCGCCATCTGCTCCAACACCCCACGCCCCATCGGCGGCACCACCTCCGGCCGCACCGTCAGCATCCGCCACTCCCTCAGCGACAACCGCCAGAAGCCCTCCGGCCCCACGCCGAACCCCGCCGCCATCCGCATCATCTCCGGCCACGGCGTCTGATCCTCCCCCCTCGGGGGAGGGGGACCATCCGAAGGATGGTGGAGGGGGCCGCGCATCACTCCGCCACCGCCGCAAACGCCCGCGCCACCGCCTCCGCCGCCTCGCGCGGATCGACCGCCGCATCGGCCAGCCCTTGCGCCAACTCCCGCTCGCCCCCGCCGCGCAACAGCGCCGCCAGCACCACCAGCAGATCCCCCGCCGACAGCGCCCGCATCCGCTCGGCCAGCCCCGCCAGCCCGCTCACCTGCAAGCCCGTCTCGATCTCCGCCAGCGCCCCCAGCGTCAGGCACAGCCGGCGCGCCTCGCCCGCCAGCACCACCGACACCTCGCCGCGTACGCCGTTCACCGCGCTCACAGGCTGGAGAATCCGATCTCGCCCGCGCTGGCCAGGCTGATCGCAAACGTCGCCTCGCCCTCGTGCTCGCCCGCATATTCCAGCGCCGAGACCAGGAACGGTCCTTCCAGCTGGCCGAAGTCCGGCACGATCAGCCGCCACCGCCTCGCCTCCTGCGCAAAGAAGGCCTCGCGGATCAGGGCATCGGACGCTGCATCGCGGAATATCCCCTGCCCCGCCACCGCCGCCGACTTGACCCCTGCGCCTGCCAGCAGCTCGCGCCACCGCCCGGCGCTGTCGCCGTCCGTCGCATCCACCGTGCGCGCATTCAGCGAAATCGTCCGCGCCCTCAGCCCCGCGACCGTCGTGAATACCCCCGGGGCCCCCTCGATCTTCAGCAGTATATCCTTGCCGCGTTGTGCACTCATTCCATCCTCCAAAAATGAAAGCCCTCCCCTCGACGGGGAGGGTTGGGTGGGGTGGTGGCAGGCTGTTCGTGGGAGGGCACAGCTGGGCTCGGTCCGTTACCGAACGATACCGCCTCACGGTCTGTTGTCCGTTGCCTGCTGCCCGATGCCTGATGCCTAAACCTCCTCCGTCACGGCCCGCACCCGCAGCACCGCATAGGTCCTCGCCCCATCCGCCGCCGGAAACACATCCGCGAACACGACGCCCAGGCTGACCGCCCGCACCCCGTCCGCCTCGACCCGCACATCCGTCAGCCTGAACCGTACCGCCGCCAGTACCGCCTTGGCCTCCTCCGTCCCGCGAAAGCGCGACACGACCGTCAGCGTCAACCGATGCTCCACGCCCCCGCCGTCTGCTTGGATCGGCCGACTCTCGCATCGCCCGATGATCAGATGCGGCAGCTCCGCCTCCACCGGCACCGCATCCCAGATCCGCGCCGGATCCCCCAGCAGCGCCCGCACCGCGAGATCCTCCGAAAGATGCGCGATCAGCGCCTTCTGCAGCGCCAGCTCATGCGAACTCATCGGCTCCGCTCCAGCATCAGGATCGCCCGGCCACCGACCGTCTCGATCGCCTGGATGCGCCAGTCGGCCCCGCCGAACCTCAGCACCCGCCCGGCGATCAGTCGCGGGTCCGACCGCGTCTCCGCCGTCACCACCTCGACCGCCCGCAGCCCGCCCGGCTCGCTCCTCTCGCGCCGCCGCCGCGCCCCCAGCTTCAGCCAGGCGGACCCTACGGGTTCATAGCTCACGCTGACCCCGCCATACGGCGTGCGGGATTCCACGGCTTCGAATAGCCCCGCCAACACCTTCACAGCCGCACCACCCGATAGGGCGCGATCCAGGCCTCGACCGGCGCGACCGCCATCTCCACCTCGCCCCGCTCATAGGCGCGCAGCGCCAGCATCAGGATCGCCAGCCGCAGGGGTGCCGGACTGGTCGAGGTCAGCGTCAGGCCGACCTCCCCCTCTACCCGCAACCTCGCCGCCTCGATCAATGTCTCGATCAGCCCGTCCTCCGCCTCATGCTCGACGCGCAGAAAAAGCTTCGCCTCCGTCAGGCTGACGGGTGCTGTCATGGGAAGTCTCCGATGTTGGAAAAATCCTCCCCCGCAATTCGCGGGGGAGGGGGACCGCCGAAGGCGGTGGAGGGGGCAACGGCGTGCATTGTGTCTGGGGTTGCCCGCTCCACCACGCCGCGAGGGCGGCGCGGTGCCCCTCCCCCGTTACGCTTCGCTACTCGGGCGAGGATCAGCTCGCGCTGAACTTCAGCACCTTGATCGCGTCGAAGTTCTGCACCCCGCCGCCGACGCGCTTGGTCGTGTAGAACAGCACATAGGGCTTGGCCGAATAGGGGTCGCGCAACACTCGCACCCCCGCCCGATCCACGATCAGATACCCCCGCTGAAAGTCCCCGAAGGCGATCGACAGGCTGTTCGCCGCGATGTCCGGCATCGTCTCGATCTCGGTCACCGCATAACCCAGCAGCGACGCCGTCTCGCCCGGCCGCGTCGCCGGCGACCAGATGTAGTTGCCGTCCGCATCCTTGAACTTGCGCACCGCCGAAACGGTCTTTCGGTTCATCACGAACCTGCCGTTCGGCCGATACTGGGCCTTGGGCGCATAGATGAGGTCGATCAGCCGATCCGCCGGGCTGGTGCCCGCAAATGCCCCGGCAGCCCCTGACGCCACATAGCCGATCTGGCCCCAGGTCTGGGTCGCATCCGCCACGGTCGTATAGCTCAGAAAGCCGCGCGGCTTGTTGATCCCGTCACCGTTGACGAAGGCCTGTGTCTCCTGCGCCGCGAAGGCATCCTCGACCTCGGCGGCCAGCCATTCGTCCAGGTCGATCATGGCGTCGTCCAGCAGGGACTGGGTCGCCGCCGGACTGGCGTAAAGATCGGCCGAGGGGAACTCCAGCAACGCCAGCGTCGCCGGGTCCGTCTCCGGCCTGGCCGCCGTCTCGGCCACCCACCCAGCCACCACGCCCGCCGTCGACACCGGCTTTCTGAACACGCCCGAGCCCACGGTCCGCACCGTCGAAATCTCGCGCATCGGCGAGCCCGCCATCAAGCGCCGCTCGATCGCCCGCTCCGTCTCCGGCGGCACCACATAGCCCGCCGAGTTCGACGCCGACGACAACCCCGCCTTCAGCTCCAGCCCGAACGACGCCCCGGTCTTCAGATACCCGTCGAATGCCTGTTTCACCTCCCCGTCCGCGTAGGCGGATGGGGAGGACAGGTCGGCCCTCGCCGACCAGGAGGGGGCAGCACCGGCAGCAGACGCCGAGGCACCGATCTCGCGACGCCGCCCCTCGCTCACCACCCGATCCAGCCGCGCCTGGGCCGCCCCCACAGCCGCGTCGATCCGCGCCACCTTCTCCTCCAGCAGCACATCGGCCGACGCCTTCTTCTCGATCTCGTCCAGCCGGGCATCGTTCGCCCCTTTGAACGCCTCGAACGCCGCCATCATTTCATGCAGGACTGCGCGAGCCTCGGGCGTGCCCGAGACGGTCTTGGTCTCTTTCATGGTCTCTCCGGTTTTCAGGAACCGCGGTTTGCGGTTAGGGTCCGGGCGATGCGAACAGTCACCCGTAATCTTGTCGGTGCGTTGCGACGGTCATGGGTCGGGCCTGTTGCCGTTTCCCTGGTGTTTCCGCTTGCGCTGGCAATCCAGGCTTTATGGTTCCTGGACGCGCAGTGGGCATCCGTAGCGGAAAACGCCTTTACCTTGGGCTTCTTCGCCGTGACGTTTGTTAGCCTTGTCGCCGGCCTGATGACTTCACTGCAAACCCAGCCGAAAAGGCGGGGACAAGGGACATTCGAGCGTATCCACTCGCTGGCTGAGCCCGCTGGTTCCGAGGTGTATATGGTCGGAGAACCGCCAGACGATCACCCGCCCCCGAACTGGGTCTCATCACTAGCAAGACCACTTCCCAAGCCCCTCTCAATGCTGGAGCGTCTCTTTGCGGTAGCGACATTGGCGGCTGTGGTCTTCCTCACGCACGCGCCAGACAGTTGGATCACATCGACGATTGGGCCGTCCTGGCTAAACTCGGAAGCACGCGCGACCACAATCTTTGGGCTGATTGGCGTTGCCGCCTTTCAGTCGTTCAGACTCACCTGCCAAAACCACATCAGCCGCATGCTTCGAAAGACGGCCTGAACAGCATTCTCGGCGACACCCAAACGTCCGCGACGTTTCCAGGAGAACTCCCGATGCGTCTTGCCATTCTCGGTGCCACAACGCTGTTTGCACTGACTTCACCGGCATTTGCCCAGACCCCACCGCCCGCACCGGCGCCCGCCCCTGCCTCCAACCCCGCCTACGCCGCCGACGTCACCTCGATGGACACCATCGTCGCCGCCCTCTACGCCAGCATTTCCGGCGACGCTGGCGTGGCCCGCGACTGGGACCGGTTCCGCCACCTGTTCCATCCGTCCGCCAGGCTGATGCCCACCGGCACGGACGCCCAGGGCCAGGGCACGCTGCGCCCTCTCACGCCCCAGGACTATGTCGACCGCGCCGGACCCGGCCTGGTCCGCGACGGCTTTCATGAGCAGGAGATCGCTCGCCGTACCGACCGCTATGGCCGCATCGCCCATGTCTTCTCGACCTATGACGCCCGGCGCGCCGCGACCGACGCCCGGCCCTTCATGCGCGGCATCAACTCCATCCAGCTGTTCGACGACGGTGCCCGCTGGTGGATTGTCAGCGTCTACTGGCAGGCCGAGACCCCCGACCTGCCCCTGCCCGCCGACTATCTGCCAGAGGCGAACTGAGCGATGGCCGCGTCCCGAACCACCGTCGCCAACATCCCCCTGACCCGGCTGGAGCGGGCCGTCATGGCCGCCCTGGCGCATGAACTGCGCGGTACCATCCCGGACCTCGCCGCCCAGTTCGCCAGCGCCAAATCCGGCTTGCGCCGCAATATGGCCTTCGGGGCCTACACCGGCCTGATACTCGACCGCCCCCGTCCCGCCACCACGGCCGACGGTCCGTTCGGCACCGTTCACGTCATGATCGACGGGCTTCAGGACGCCGTCGCCTTCCAGGTCCTGATGCGACACGGCACCGTGGCCGCGCTTCAGGCCGACAGCTATGGCCAGGACACGCGCGCGATAAACTTCGACACCGTCGGCTTCGAACAGGTCTTCACCCTGGATGCCCAGGGCCGCTCCGTCCCGTTCGAGCCCCGACCATTCGCCGACCCCACACCGACCCGCCGCCTGCCGCCTGCGCCCCGCCCGGCCCAGCAGACCGAGCCCCCGCGCCAGGCCCCTCAGACCCGGCCCGCATCACAGCCTCAAATCCACAAACCTCAACCAACCCCGCCCCACCGCGACCCGGCCTTCACCTTCGGGCCCAACGGTGCCGTCTCCACCCCGCCCCCCATCGCGCCCGGAACCGGGTTTGGCTCACGCTCCACCGACTTGCCCGACATCGCCAGCATGGATGACAGGACCCTGCGCATCGGCCTGTGGGCCGCCCTCGCCGTGGTCGGCTTCCTGATCGTCAACATCTTCGGTGTCAGCTGGATCTTCGTCCTGCTCCCCGGCATCTGGATCGCCCAGGCCATCCGCCGGCCCGCCACCCTGTCCGCCATCCGCAAGGCCCTCGCCGCCTGGCAGGCTTCGGCCAGAACCAGCAGCGCCTCAGGCGACTGAAAACCGCGCGCCCGGCAGCATCGGAAACGTCACCAGCGACACCTCCCACAGCTCCACCTCGACCAGCACCCGCAACCGCCCGTCCCGCCGCGCCCGATGGCTGCGAAATCCGATCGACAGCCCGTCCAGCGCCCCCGCCTGGCTCAGTGCACCTGCGAACCGCGCCTCCGCCGACCAGTCCAGCACCCGCCCCTCGACATACAGCCCGCGCTCGTCCTCCTCTATCCGGTCCCAGACCCCGACCACCGACCGCGCCTCGTGCTGGTGCAGCATCCGCACCCCGTCGACGCCCGTCTTCGCCAGACTGGCCGCAAAAGCGCCTCTCGCCACCACATCTCCGTTAAGGTCCGCCACGCCCCAGAGCGAGGCATAGCCTTTGATCGTCAGGGGCGAGGTTTGAGGGACGAGGGATGAGGCAGGGGATCTCGCACCTTCGGTTCTGACAATAGGTACCGGGTCCTTCAGTTTTCGTCCCTCGCCCCTCATCCCTCATCCCTCCCCTCCAGCCGCGTCTCGATCCGCTCCACCGCCGCCCGCGTCGCCGTGCTCTGTTCCTCCAGACGCGCCAGCCGCTCCGCCACCAGCCTCTGCTCCCCCACCCGCTCTTCTAGCGTCCCGATCCGCGCTGCCGCCCCGCCCGCCCAGACCAGTCCCCCGACCGTCTGCACCGTCAGGGCGATCAGCAAGGCCGTCGGCACGCGGCGGGTTTGATGTTCGCTCATGTGTCTCATCCTTTCTCCCTCCCCTTCATGGGGAGGGACAGACCGCGAAGCGGTCAGGGTGGGGTCCGAATGGGCCGGAGCTCTCGTCTTCGAACCCCACCCTGTCGTCACTTCGTGCCGACATCCCTCCCCATGAAGGGGAGGGAGAACTAATCACCGACCCCCGCCATCTGCCGCCGCTCCGCATCCGTCAGGAACTCCGCCGCCGACAGCCGCGCCCACAGCGCATCCCGCTCGGGCTGCAGCGCCGGCACCGCTTCGAGGTCCGCCTCAATCTTCACAGCCGCGAACCGCCCGCCCAGCCACCCGGTCAGCGCCCCCGCCGTCTTCCTGACCAGCGGCACGACCGTCCCGCGCCAGAACGCGGCATTGGCCTCGCGATAGTTGGCGTATGTCGCATCGCCCGGAATCCCCAGCAGCTGCGGCGGCACCCCGAACGCCAGCGCGATCTCCCGCGCCGCCGCATGTTTGCCCGCGATGAAGTCCATGTCCGCCGGCGTCCAGCTCATAGGCTTCCAGTCCAGCCCGCCCTCCAGAATCATCGGCCGCCCGGCATTGGCCGTGCCCGCATGGCTCTCGCCGACCTGCGCCCGCAACGCCTCGAACTGCTCGCCGGTCAGCCGCTCGCCGTCCTTCGCGCCGTAAACCAGCGCCCCGCTTGGCCGCGCCGCATTGTCCAGCAACGCCTTGTTCCAGGCCCCGCTCGCATTGTGCACATCGATCGCGAACGCCGCCGCCTCCAGCGGTGAAAAGCCATAGTGATCGTCCGTCGGGTGGAACAGCTTCAGATGCATCACCGGCATCCAGCCATCCGCCTGCCGACCGATCTGCACCGACCGCCCGTCCACGGAATACTCATATCCCTCCGGCCACCCGGCCCGTCCCGGGATCACTTTCATCCGGTCTGGTCGCAGAGCCCACAACTCGTCCGGTGCACCGTCATCGTCACCGTCTCCGGTCGCCTCCGCATAGGCATTACCCGCCGTCTGCAACGCCCCATACAGCCCCTCCAGCCACTCCGCGCCCGACTGCTCCGGATTGGGCCTGGCCAGCAGCCGCGCCAGTGGATGCTCCGCCGTCTTCACCCCGTCCGCGAACACGACCAGCGGCACCGATGCGCCCGCCTCCGCGATCATCCGCACACAGCGATAGGCCACGGCATTCTTGCCGAACCCCTCAGCCGCCAGATGCGCATAGTCACGCGGCGTCCACCGCGCCCGCCCGCCGTGCGAGAACGCGATCAACGGCCCGCTGCGGCTCTCCTTGGTCTCAGGCACGACTCTACGCCGCCGACCCTCCAGGGGCCGTCGCCAATCGAACATGAGAGTCTCCTTGTTTCTTTATCCTCCCCCGTTCTTCACGGGGGAGGGGGACCGCGCGTAGCGGGGTGGAGGGGGCAAACGCATTCACCGGCTTCAGACTTGCCAACAACGAATGATCGATGAATCATACAACCCATGCGAGCGCCCATACTCACCCACAAACGCGCCCGAAGTCTTCGCCGGAACATGTCGCCGCCAGAAGCCATGTTGTGGACCCGTCTGCGTCCACGTCTCCCCGGCCGCCCCAACTTCCGCCGTCAGCATCCAATCGGGCCCTACATCCTCGACTTCTACTGCGCGGCCCTGAAGCTCGCCGTCGAGGTCGATGGCCAGGGCCACGATATGGGCGACGCACCCGCCCACGATGTCCGCCGCACCGACTGGCTGCATGGCCAGGGCATCAGCGTCATCCGGGTCCCAGCTATCGACGTCCTGCGTAATCTCGACGAAGTGGCTGAAAATTTATGGGCAGCGGTTCGCGTCCGAATGCCCACTCCTCCCCCCGTTCTTCACGGGGGAGGGGGACCGCGCGTAGCGGGGTGGAGGGGGCAAACCCCACACGCCGGCGCTCGCCCTCGCCCCCTCCACCATCCTTCGGATGGTCCCCCTCCCCCGCTTCGCGAGGGAGGATTTAGACCTCACAGCCACCGCACGCTCGGCCCCGCCTTGGGCGTCGGCATCAGGTGCGTCACCGCCCAGACCAGGGCATCAGCCCGGTCCGGGCTGGGTCCGCCATCGGTCGCCCCCAGCGCCATCAGTTCTTCCTCCAGCGCCGGAAACGCACCGCAGTGCACCACTCGCCCCTGCTCGTACAGCGCCGCCACCGGTTCGGCCCGCGCCACCTTGCCCCGGCTGGCATGCACCAGCCTGATCGGCACCGGGCAGTCGGCGTGGGCCAGCACGGTTCGCACCATCTCGCCCCCCTGATTGCTCTCGGCCACGACGGCGTCCGCACCGAACTCGCGCACCGCCGCCACGACCTTCTCGGCCCAGCCCTGCGGGCTCATACCGCGCACGGATTTGTCGGCCAGAACATAGGCCACCTTGTCCCGACGCCCGACCACCACGATCCCGCAGGCATCACCACCCGCCGTCACCGGGGGATCGACCGCCACCACGATCCGCTCCAGCGTCGCGGGCCTCGCACCCCGCGCCCGCGCCAGATCCTCGGCCCGGAACAGCGCGCCTTCGCTCTCGACGATCAGCCCCTCGATCTCCTGCGCCTCCAGCCGCGTCCCGGCATACAGCGCCTTCAGATGCGCCAGGAACCGAGGCGACAGATTGGTCTGGTTCGCCGACGTATGCGCCCGTTCGAGCAGCGTCCCCTCCTGGGCCAACAGCCGCCTCAGCGCCGGCAGGGGTCTCGGCGTCGTCGTCACCACCAGTCGTGGATCGTCTCCCAGACGTAACCCCATCCTCAGATTATCCAGCACCGCCTCCGGCTTGCGCCAGGCACAGAACTCGTCGGCCCAGGCATGATGAAACTGCGGCCCGCGCAGGCTATCCGGGTCTTCCGCCGAAAAGGCATAGGCCACGCTGCCACTCGGCCAGACCAGCCGTTTTCGCCCACCCTCCCAGCGCGGACGATGCTCCGGCCCGGCAATCGCTTTCAGGCCCGACGGCCCCTCCACCATCACCTCGCGCACATCGTGCAGCGTGGGCCCGATCAGGGCAAAACGAAGCGTCTGCGTCTGAGCCAACCAACTGATCCAGTTGGCACCGGCAAAGGTCTTGCCTGATCCCCGTCCCCCCATCAGCACCCAGGTCCGCCAGTCCGTCGGCGGCCAGAACTGATGATCCAGCAGGTCAAACCTCGTCTGGTTCAT